CGATACCTCTAGAGGTATATTGTCTTCTTCCTTCTTCTTTCCTTTATCAGTTAATACCTTTGGCTTTAACCCTTGTCCACCGTCTGCTTTACCACTAAATAGAAGCACCTGCTTCTCAGGATTGGAGTTAATGTTAAACACCTTTCCAGCAATACGGTAAACGTCAGAACGCGCTTTTTCAATATCAATCTCTAGTTGGTCGTGAAGTATCTGTAGTTGCGCAGTATCTATAGGGGCGCCTTCTAGCTTCATGGCGCATAACACCTTAAGAACGCTCATTTCCAACTTCATTACGTTAGTTAATTGGCCCTCTTCTAACTTCTTTTGTAATACGTTCTTGTAAAGCATAAATGTGTATTTAGCATCAAGGTAAGCGTACTTAGCAACTGTGCTAAAAGAATACTTTTCTACCTCTTTGCCTACACCTTTAACCATGTGATAGCCAAACTCACGAGATAAGCAGTCGTCTAAACCGCATTTATTTTTATTTTTGTTATCGTAAAGGAATGATGCAATCATTGTGTCAAAGTAAGGCCCTGTTGGAACTTCTCCGTTGTAATACTTTGCAATAGAAGTTAAATCAAATACTAAATTATGTCCTACAAGCGTTCTTCCTGTGCCAAACATTAAAGGTTTTAACGCTGTGAATACTTCTGCGGGAAATAATTGAATTGGAGGGGGGCCGTAAGTTGTTACAGCTTTGCGCTTATCTTTTGAGTAATCAGATTCTCTGATTGAAAGACCTTCTTCTTGGCGCTTTTGTCCAGTAGGAGTTAAGGGGAATGCTTCGCCTTCAAACTCTCCATTTGGATGGCCCAAAGGAATGACATCACCACGACCATTTGTTGCTAAAGAAATCCACAGCACTTCGTTAACCACAGTAACGCCTCGTTGTGGTCCAACGGTTTCTAAATCGTATGCAAATGATTCTTGCTTTAAGTAGTACTCAACTAATTCATCAAGTTGTTCTTTAGTCGTAATAATATTCATATAGTCCCCTTAAGGCAGAAAGGCCAGAGCAAGGGGTCTAGCCTGGCCTTCCTACATCTATTGTTAGATTAAAGCGTTAGCGATTTCGTCTAGTTCGCCTACAGATAGACGACGAACAGATGTGGAATCAAACGGAACCATTTCCGTAACTGCAGCTTCAATCTTAGCCTCTTCAAGACCGTAGTCTTCTGAGAGGTCACGACCCTTTACAGGGTTCAATGTGTAGACGGTGTGCTGCATTTGTCCACGACGAGATACTGCCCAATAGTTTTTGGATAGTGGACCCGCAGGTGAATGGTGTGCAGCATGTAGGGATTTAAAGAAAAGTGGGGACGCAACAAGCTTTGTAAGTGTTGTTTCTGTTGCAGTTAAAACAGCAATAGAAAACGCATACTTCTTTTCAGGCTTGTGGTTTAGCTTTACACATAGAGGACATCCACTACCAAGACAGGTATAAGAACGCTGTCCTTCAGTCTTTTGTGTGAGGAAGTGTTGGCTATAAATAGCGTATGGGCCATCTGGGTCTAAAAACTTAATTACTTGTAGTTGCTCAGTAAGTTTGAAGTCTTTAGCGTATTCCTTAGGTTTTACTGCTTCTTCTGCAGCATCCCAGCCTGACTTAATTGGGTCTCCTGCTACTGGATTTCCTGCAGGACGAGACTCGATACTTTCAATTGAGAAATCGTCCGTTGCTGGTACGAATTCGTCTGTATTTTGAACTGCCATTTGAATTGCTCCTTTTTAGGTTATTTGAACTGCTATATTTGAACTGCGTTGGTTTCTTCATTTAGGATTTTATCCCAAGCTTCAGCAATCTCTATTGAGACGTTCTGATGCAATGACCATTCTATACGCTTTACGTCTAGAAGTCCATTCTTAGAAAAGATGTCCACCGCAACTTCTATCATGGCTCGGCTATAAAGGCGTCGTCCTTTATGTTCCTCACCATGTTTATTCTTTTTAGTGGGTAGTCGATAAGGTGCTTTAGGTAGGTACCCATTGTCGTTCCAGACCCTTACTGAAACGAACGGTCTTCCTAGAGCTTGAGCTAGCGAACCAACAGTGAAAAGTTCAACATCCCTTCCGTTAGGGAGTGTCTTAACCTGTGGCTTTGCATCCCAATTCTGCATCTGCACGTGTTCAGCAGTTTTAGGAGCACTATCGCGTCGCTTCCTTTTACTTCCTGGATAAAAGACGTCCAAGTCAGCAAAGGTTGAATCAATGAAGTCTTCGGTCATTATTTTACCAAAAAAGCGTAAGTAATCTTTTTAGGAAACATAGATTCAATTTCTTCTTCTGTAAGTAACCCTTTTGAGTACGCAATAATGATTGCGTCTTGGTCAATTTGTTCAATAGTTTTAGTGCACTCCTTGGTTAAACCTTTTTCTTCAAGAAGCGGCTTTGCAATTTCCATATCTAATGGATTAGAAACTTTGCGTTGTTTTGTTAATGTTGTGCCTTCTACATCAAGTATCAGGTGTCCTTTAGAATCTTCTTCGCCAAGTTCTTCTACAGATGCTAGGAGGCGTTTTTTTAATTCAACTTCGCGCTCATTAAGAAACTTAAGCTCTTCTTTAAGAGCTACGTATTGTTTTACTGTATCGTTGATATTCATAGGACCCCCTAGGTTTATAGGAAGAGGCTATAACCTTACTTAGAAGTTGTCAAATAGGATTCTAAGGCGCGAATAATAATACTAGTAACAGTAATTTTTTCTGATGCGGCCTTCTTCTGAACGGCTTTCCATAAATCATCGGGGACTCTAATGGTGCGAGTTGGGGTCTTAGGTGCCGTAGTCATCCGTATAGTTTACACGGAAGCCATAGTAAGAAATTGCTTTAAACTGCCAACTGTAAGCGGAACTCCGCCTTTATCGTCAATTCCTTCACCATCTATGATGGCATTTGCTACGGAGCTCTTCTGTTGCAAAGCATCATGTTGACGTTCTTCTATGGAACCATCAATTATTAAATCTTGAATTACGATTGTTCCCCAAGTTGAAGAGGCTCGCTTGATACGCCCGTTGCGTTGAGTTGCACTTCCTGCAGACCAAGGTAAATCAAAGTTAATAAGAAGATTCGCGGCGGGCAAGTCAACGCCGTAACCGCCAGCATCAGAAGATATAAGGACGCGTACCTCAGGTAAAGTGTTAAAGGCAACTTTATTCTCCTCTTTGGTTTTCGCATCTAACTTACCTGAGTATAGCCTACATTGGTCAGGTCCTAAGGATTCAGATATTTTATCTAACATATCTACGTAAGTGGCAAAAATGACTACTTTGTTAGCATCGTCTTGTTCTAAAAAATCTTTTACGTATTGGACCAAATAATCCAATTTAAGAGACCCACTAATACCATCGAGAGCCCCACTAGCAACCAAATCTGAAGCATAGGCTGACCCCTCTCCGTTTAACTGTAAAAACTTTACCGCACTGGTGCGAAGCAAGTCTGGGTGAGAGCACAACATCTTTAAGCACCCTATCTTGGACATTATCTTTCCACGCATCTCATCCTCAGGACCATTACGAGAACTTTCTACGCCATAGTGAGCCAAAATATTAAACGTGCCACCAAATAAAGCTTGAGCATCATCTAAGTCTTGAAGTAAATCTGTTCTTATGCGTTCGTACAATTTTGCAGACTTTCTATCAAACACAACTTTAACTGGGTCTTTGTGTATTGACTCTGGAAGGAACGGTGCAACGTCTGGGTCTTTTTGTGCTTTACGCACAGACGCTTCCTTCATAATCTCGTGAAGGTTAGCAAGGTTCTTATAGCGCTCTACTCCGCCCCAAGTATTTCTAACAATGTAAAGTTGGTCAAAGTATTCAAAGCGTTTTAATACTGTGTCATCTACAAACTGCATAATACTAAACAGTTCTTCAGGTTTACCGTTTTCAATAGGTGTTCCTGTAAGGGCAAATTTAAAAGGGGCGTTACTCAAACGTTTTGTATATTTAGACCGCTTGGACCTAAAAGATTTTATAGCAGTAGCTTCGTCTAGTACTACGAATCCTCTTGGGAGTTTTTTAATGAACTCCCAGTCGTTAACAACTTGCTCGTAGTTAATAATGATGTAGTCAACTTTTGTGTTGCGCCAATCGTAGGCTTCAGCGTATTGCTCTGCTCTTTTAGTCTTGGTTCCATCAATGACCAAAGCACGTGAAGTACCATCTGTAAATTTCTCAATCTGATTAGCCCACTGATATTTCAGTGAAGATAAACAGACTACCAAACCTGGTTCAATAATTTGGCGTGAATCCATAAGGCGTTCTACAGCCGCTATGGTAAGAACAGTTTTACCCAACCCAAGGTCATAGGCCACAAGCATCTTTTGACGCTCGCACATACGGTCTACTGCTTCGGGTTGATAAGGAAGCAGGGTTCCTTTAAAGGCCATTAATCTCTTTCATGTTGCTATTAACTTGGGCTTTTAATCCTTCCAACCCTGTGTTGTTCATAATAACTTTATCTGGACTCCAGTAATCCATTGCAGATTCTGATGGATGGTCATTTACAGGGGCGTATCCTGGGCGAATAATGCGCCAAATTTGTCCACCAAGGTCTTTAATAACTTGAGCTTCGTTAGGAAACCTAACGTCAGTAAAAACAATTTTGTTTTCAGGAGCAATGTCTTTTACTGCTTGTTCTACCCAAAAACTTTCGCCAAACATTTTGCGACCAATTTCTGTACCAAATACTTGAAGTAAACGACGAGTGTCGGTGTTCTTTTTTGCCCACTCCCAACCCATAAGGTCTACAACTTCTTTAAGAGTTTCTCCACCATATTGGTCTACATATACCAAAGGATTTAACGTATAAAGAGCATTACGCATTGGGTCTGCAAATGCACGGTTATCATATTTGTGCAATCCAATTAAAAGACCTGCGACAGTATCTTTGCCACTCTGTGCGTATCCTGATAGTCCAATAATCATAAGAAAGCTCTCTTTCCGTGTATTGAGTGTTTTGCGTTATCTAGTCCGTACATTATCTCAGCTTTGCTCATTCCGCCAATATCTTTGATGTCGGTTTGCTCATAGTTAAAAAACCAACAATCAAATCCCATAGCCTTAGAGTATTCTAATAGAGTTCCTGATGAGCTTAGTCCAGCTGCATCATTGTCCATAGCAAAAATAATATGGGTAGAGCTTCTAATAAGATTAATTTGGTCTTTAGATACGGCTGAACCGCATATGGCAACGCCGCCTAATATTCCTATAGAAGCCAATCTAGCGACATCTAAAGGAGACTCTACAACTATCATAGAAGGACCTGTGTAGCGTTCATATCCAAATAAAGTAGAAGACTTGCTTACCTTTGGTGGGTAGTTATTAAAGCGCCGTTCTTTAAACCACTTCTCTTGCCAACCAATAAGTTTTCTTGTGTATGGGTCACGAATAGGAAGTATCCAACTATCATTTTTTGCGTTCCATACAATTCCGTAATGACTAGCGGCTGTTGGGGTTATCCCACGAGATTTTAAAGCAAACTCTGGGGGCACAGTAAATGCGCTAAGCATAGATTCTGTTATGGGGATGCTTTGCTCTTGTAAAGGTGCTGGGGCGGTTAACTTGTCATATGCCCTAGTTAAATTTCGCTCTCCGCTATTGACCCACTGCTTTGCCATATCTGAATCNACGCCTTGCAAGTATTCAACAAGGGAACCAACGTGACCTTTAAAATGGCAAGAAAAACAATTATGAACACCTGTGTCTGCGTTGATATACCAAGAAGGATTGGTGTCTTCTTTACCTTTGCGTTCTAAATGAGCTGGACAATGCGCTTTAATTTCATCACCAGTTATAGAAAGAACTTCAATACCTAACCTATCTAGTAGGTCTTCCATCTCNTCTACGGTCATAGGTCTTCTGCCGTAATCTCTCTAAAAGCTCCAGTATTCCAATCCCACAGCATAGATACTTCTGCTGGTCCAGAGTTACGGGAAGCAATAACCTTTAGCAACCTAGTGTCGTCTACGTTTTCATCTTCACGTTGAAGACCAAAAATAACATCTGCATCTTGGTGAAAAGAAGATGAGTAACCAATAGCGTCTGTGGTTACTTGTCCATTACGCATTTTATTTTCTAATACTTGAGTGGAAATAATAATTGGTTTATTTACTCTTTGAGCCAATCGCTTTAAAGAACGAGTTATATTAGTAAGTGCCTGTGGGCTTCCTGGCTTCTCACCGTTTTCATCAATCATCAAATACATACCGTCAATAAATACAACGTCAGGTTGTAGCACTTGAATCTTACTTGCCACAGCTGACACAGTGGCTCCTTCGGCTGCGCCTACTAACCAAAACTTGTGGCGCAGTTGCTCCATACCTTTTAGCTTTGCAAGATAACGAGACTCTTCATCTGGACTCAAAGCACCACGCTGTAAACGGGTGTGGGAAATACGAGCACGCATAGCATCATAACGAGATAGCTGTTCTTGATTAGTCATTTCAAAAGATTGAAACATAGGAACTTTGTTTTCTCTAATATGAATGTTTTGAGCAATCTGTAAAGCAAGGGTTGACTTACCTGTTTTAGGTGGGGCAACAATAATAATTAATTGACCGTTTTGTAATCCGCCAGTAGCTAAATCAATTGTAGGAAATCCTGTTGATGCTCCTAGTAATCCTGGGTGCTCTTTACGGTGTAGGTATTCCTCCCAACGCTGTAAAGGATTTTCTGAAATATCTACGTCGCTAGATTTAGTTAATCCGTCTTGCTCAAGTTTAATAATTCCTTTTTGAATTTCAA